ATTCAAAAACAGGATATACAATTCCAGATTATATTGCTTATCATTATGTAAAAGTTAATAAAAATTCTGGTATGTTCAAAAAAGGACATAATAAACAATGTGGGGAAAAACATAGTAGATGGACTGGCGGAGATATAGGATGGTGGAAATTATATTTACGAAAAAAATATAATAAATGTTGTCTTTGTAAATCAAGTAAACATTTATGTGTTCATCATAAAGATCAAAACCAAAAAAACAATGTAAGACAAAATCTTATTGTCATTTGTCGATCTTGCCATAATTTTTGGCACAAACAGGCCGCTAAAGATGACTAAAACAGGATAATAAAAACTATGAACATTTTTGATAAAATTAAAGGGTTGTTTGCTAGAAATAAAACAATGACTGCTGATGAATGGAAGAAAGGACTATTACTTGCTGGATATGGAGCTGACAAAAAAGCACAAAATCCATTCAAAGACTCCTCACTTGTTTATGTCGCATGTTCAAAGATAGCAGAAAATCTTCCTCAAGCTCCGTTGGAGTTCTATAACATTCAATCAAACACGAAACTTACAATTGACTCACCTGTAGTAAAATTATTCCAAAAACCAAATAATCAAGATACCTATTATACGTTTTTTGAAGCGGCAACACTATATTTGGCATTATATGGTGAAACATTCTTTTATATGTTAGATTCAATGGGTCAATTAAGCGGAACATCGACATTGCCGGGTGCAATGCAGGTTTTAATACCACCAAGGATGAAAGAATCTGTTAATGAGATTGGTGGAGTAACAGCATGGCAATATGATACAGGGAGACAACGCATTGAAATACCAGCTGATAAAATCCTACATATCAAGTTTCCTAATCCTTATAATCAAAATCGCGGTATGCCTCCTATTCTTTCTGCTCGTGCAGATATTGATTCAGACTATCTTGCTGGAAGATTCAGCAGGTCTTTCTTCCAAAATGGGGCAAATCCAGGAACAGTATTCACATTACCAGAGGATGATGAAAGTTCAGATGATCAAAGAAAGGCATTTATCAAAGAATGGAATCAATTGCATAAAGGATCATCGAAACAATATAAATCTGCAATATTAAATCCTGGTATGGATGCAAAAAAGGTCGGATTGACGCAAGAAGAAATGGACTATGTAAAACAAAGAGAATTTAACGCTGAAAGAGTCCTTTCTGTACTTGGCGTGCCACCTCCGATGGCAGGATTTTATGAACAAGCGACATATGGTAATGTTAGAACAGCAAAAAAGATATTTTGGAATGAAACTATCAAAGCATACGCAAGAAGATATGAATCATCCTTAAATAATTTCTTTTTACCTTTATATTCACCAGGTGTTAGGTGTAAATTTAATTTCTCAGACATTGATGAACTAAAACATGATGCAAAAGAGACTGCGGAACTAGTTAATATTTATGCAAATCATGGAGTTCCAATGAATGTACTAAATGATGCATTTGAATTGCCTTGGGAACACCAAGAAGGACTTGATGTTGGTTATCAACCAATGACAATGTTGGAAGTTGGTACTAATTTTATTCAAGAACAACAAGGAGTTACATCAAACGGCGATGAAAAATCAGTAAATACTACTCCTTCTATTTTTAATAACTATATTGATGATATGACTAAGGTAATGCATGACTATTTATACGGTCAACGCAGAAAAATATTGAAAATAACCGGTAAAAACGCGGAAATTGACGATAATTTCTGGAAAAAGGAAAATGAGCGTTTAATTGCGAAATTAGACCCAATTTTTGAAAAATACAACAAAATTCCGATAAATGAGGTAAAAATAAACGAATTTAGCAAATTTTACCTAAAAAATCGTGAAATTGAAGAAATTAAGGCATATTATAACAAATTAGACAAAAAATTGAAGAAAAGAAAGAAAGAGACTGTATTAAAACTGGAACAAACAAATATAGGAGATTCCTCAGATGATTAAGACATTTAATTTAGAAATAAAAGAGACTGATGACGATAAGCGTCAAATGACAGTCGTTGGATCTAAACAAATCACTGATAGAGACAATGATGTAATTGACCTTAATGGCATGAGTCTTAAAAACTACAAAAAGAATCCTGTGTTTATCTGGGCACATCGTGGCAGTGAAACACCGGAGAACGTGATGGGAACAACCAAAAAAGTATGGGTTGACGGTAAAAATCTGATGTTTAAACTGGAATTTCTTGATATGGATGTCAATCCCCGTGCTGATATGGTCTATAAGATGTTCAAGTCAAAAGCATTAAGAGCATTCTCAATAGGTTTTGCGCCTGATTGGGAAAAAGCATCATATAATGAAAAAAGAGGTGGATTTGATTTCCCAACCTCTGAATTACTTGAAATATCAGCTGTTCCTGTCCCAGCAAACCCTGCAGCACTTGCAAATGAGTTCAAACAATTAGAAAAAACAGGGAATGCTGATGAAATAGAAATAAAAGATTTTGAATTATTCCTTGAAGAAACATACGAGGAAATTGATATCCCCGAACCTGTTGAAAAGAAAGTAATTTTACTTGAAAAGAAAATTGAGGATATCGAAAAACGGTTTGAAACTCCTCCTGAAGTTAAAGTTGAAGAAGTTGTTGAAGAAACAGAGGGAGAGATTCATATAATAGACCAAGCTATCGACGAACTCTTTAGCGCACCTGACGACGAGTCTAAAAATGCTGACGAAGATGAAGATGGCGAAGATCTAAATACATTTATCGACGGAGTATTAAACGATGGATAAAGAAAAACTATTAGCTCTTAAAAAAGAGTTAGATAAACTAAATAAAGAAAAAGATGAAGCGAATGATACAAAAATCGCTAGTCTTGAAGCAAAAATAGAAAAACTTGAAGCTACACCAGTAGAAAAAGAAGTTGCCACTATTGAAGTTGGTCCACCTTCTGACTACAAAGGTTTCAAATTTCTAAAACAAGGAACTGATGACCCAGAAATGCTGCCATCTGATCCTAAACGTAAAGAACGCGTTGTAAAAGAAGTATTGGATATGATTTCTTTATATAAAGAAAATAACGCATTCAAAGTTATGAATGAAGGCACTGGTTCTTCCGGTGGTGACTGGGTACCAGAAGAATGGGTTATGAATATTGAAGAAAAAGCAAGACTGATTTCAGTTGCGCTTCAAGATTGCCGTAGATATCCAATGGCAAACAATGTACTTCATATTCCATCCCAAGGTACATCTGTATCAGTAACATGGGCAAACGAAAGCGCTGCTTCCACTCAAAGTGAACCAGGAGCAGCTGATGTTGATTTGACAGCTAAAAGAGTAGGTCTATGGGGCAAATTTACCCGTGAATTGCTTGATGACGCTGTTAATGATATCGTTTCCTTCATTACTCGTGATGTTGTTGAAGCACTTGGTCAAGAAATTGACTCACAAGTATTCAATGGATCACAATTTACTGGCGTATTAGGCGCTGCTACAAACACTGTAACATTTGGTGCAAGTAATACAGCTACTTCATATGCCGATATGGTTGCACGCAACTTCTATGATGCTGCATTTAAAATGGCAGCTGTAAGACGTAGAGGAGCTAAATTCTATCTACCTAAAGAACTTCTACCTTATATTCAATCACTAACCACAGGTACAGCAGGTACTCCACTTATGAGTCTATTAGGTGGCGCACAATCTGCTACTATCGCAGGTTATCCGTTTGCTGAAGTAGAAGCTATTGATGGTACCGATGCAACATCTACAAATTATTGTTCATTCGGTAGTCTGCAAAATTATGCCCTTGGTGTAAGATTGCTACCTTCAAGTGTTGAACTTAATCCTTATGCAGGAACAGAGTTCAAACAATTTGAAGTACTATTTAGAATGTATGCACGTTTAGCTGGAGCACCAATCTTTAATGACGTTTTCGTTACAATGAAAACTGCTTAATAAGGAGTCTAAATGATTGATAAGGAAAAGATCAGAGTCAAACCTGATCGTAATCGAAAGATTTATAAACCAAAAAATCATAAGGATCGTCCGACAGAAATCACAAAGGAGAAATAAACAATGGATGCAACTGCAATAATCACTCTATCAGATGTGTATGAATTTTTAAGTGTATCCGGATCGGATGATGATACTTTAATTCAAAATCTCATTGATAGAAAAACTACTGAGTTTGAAAGTTACTGTCAGTTGGATTCATTCTTTGTTGATGACTATATTGAATACCTTGATGGGGAAGGGAATTCATTTTTGTTTGTGAAGAACTTCCCCATTAATTCAGTATCTGAAATTGCGTCGGATTCCGATTGGACATGGGGTTCTGATACTGTTATTGATTCAGATGATTATAGGATAGTTAATAAAAGTTATATTGCTTATAATAGTTATTTTACCATAGGCACACAAAATATTAAAGTATCCTATAATGCTGGGTATTCTGTAATACCTGCTGATATTCAAGAAGCGATGGTTGAAGAAGTATCACGAATATATCATAGAAGAAAAGAAGTAGATGTATTCATTAAAACAATTACAGATGGATCGCAACATAGACATCCTTCTGGATTGATGCCTGGCACTAAAATGATTCTTGATAGATATAAACGAGTGAGGGCATTTTAAATGTCTGTTTCCGTTCAGTTAATAATAAACACAAAAGATATGCAGAAGTTTAATACAACTGGCAAGAGAATTAAAAGAGGTGTATTAAAAGGCGTTAAAAAAGGTATGGTGTTATTTCAAAAAGAAGCAAAGAAATTCAGTGGTTCGAATCAATTAAGAATTAGAACAGGTGCTTTAAGAGATTCAATTGATTATACTGTTGTTGATTCTAGTGATATGGTTATTGGTACTCTTGGATCAGATAAATTGTATGCAGCGATTCATGAATACGGTGGAACAATAGCTGCAAGAAACGCTAAACACCTTGTTTTTAAAACCCCAGATGGGTGGCGTAAAGTAAGCTCAGTTAATATTCCACCAAGACCATTTTTAAGACCAGCAATTGAAAACAATAAAAACGAAGTAGCACGAATAATCAATGATGAAATTCTTAAAAGTTTTAAATCAAACTTATTTGGGAGATAAAAATGCCAAAAAGACAGACTATACTAACAAATCTCGCAGCTGATTTAAGAACCAGCTTCAATGAGAATACAACACCAAAAGTGTACGATGTTCGAGTTGGCGTTTATGATCCAGCTGAATTTGTTTCTTTACCTTCAATTGGAACTTGGATAGTTGAAGATTTAGCAGAAGAAGACCTTATGGACAATTCTGTATTCAGACGACTGAATATGGTGATATATGGTCATGTTGGAGCTGATTTAATTAAGGATTATACATCTTTTTATACCTTAATATCAAGTCTTGAAGAATTCTTATATTCAACAAGCAATAGGTTTTATAAAAACGTAATTTTAGGTGATGTCCAAATAGATTACGGGGGTGCAAGTGAGCAGACAGCTACATTTGTACTTAACTTTTCAATACTATACTCGCAAGATGATCTTACGAGTTAAATAGGAGTAAAATAAAATGGCAGAAATTCTTGGAAGAAACTCACGTATCAAACTTGGTACGGAAGATATTGCAAAGATGCGTACTCTTTCTGTCTCAATAGGAAATGAAACAATTGATATCACTTCTTTTGGGGATGAGTGGGCAAAATTTGCAAGAGGTATGCAATACTGGACTGCATCAATCAGTGGTATGATGGATCTTGATGATACTGAAGCGTTGGCATTTTTAGCTGCTGCAGAAAACGGAACTGAATTGACAACACTTCGATTTTATATGGATTCCACAAATTATTACTACATTGATACAGTGGCAGATTCAGATGCGTCTTGTATAATTGACTCTTTAACAATTACATCAGACAATAACAGCGTTGTTGAATTTGATGCCTCAATCACAGGAAACGGTCCTATAGCACGTAGTTCTCCGTAACTGTGTAGGGGGGGTCAGGGAAAAATGATTCTTAAACAACTATTAGATGGTGTACTTAAACAAGATTTATACGAATTGCTCATTTGGTCTGAATGGTATTTCAGACCATCAAGAGTATCTTGTAAGGAGTGCGTTGAAGAACGAAGTATAAAGGGGGTAGTACCAAACTGTGTAAAGTGCGGTCTACCCTCTGCAAGATTAATAAAAAATGCCTTTAGGAAAAAGAAGGAGAACTAAAATGATTTCAATAGATCCAACAATCCAATCAGGACAATGGTTTACCCACCCAGACGAAGAGTCTGTTCAATTCAAAATAAGACCAACCTCTATCTATTCGTTGAATAAAGCACCAGGAGAAGCAATTGATATAACACTTCCCGATGTTGTGGATTTATATTTATATTGTCTGATGGACTGGAAGGGTGTTGGTGGTCTTGATAATAAACCATTACCTTGTACAAAAGAAAATAAATTAGCATTCTTGAATCAACATGATAGTTTAGTATCGTTTGTTATTAATAAAGCGAGTGAATTGAAGAATGAGGTAGTTGAGGCACAAGAAGTAAAAAACTTAAAGAAATCGCAGAGTGGAGAAACGCCAAAGAGCGACAAACCAGCTGCGAAGACTGCATAGAATGGTGTCATTTCAAAAAGAAACAACCAGATTGTAAAAAATGTGCCCCAGATGGATATAAATTTCCATTGCCAGAAAACGTAGACACAATGCTAATTATTGATAAGTATATTAATTTCTTTTATGATGGAATGGGCGGAATGAAACTAGATGTTATTTTTCTAGCATTACAACATGAAGGAAGATTGGATCTTCTTGAGAAGGTTAAAATATACACATTTGCAGCATTAACAGAAAGAAGTAAAAAAAGAGATCCTGTAAAACAAATCAATAGTAGGCGAGGCAAAAAATAATGGCAACCACAGAAGTCCTAAGATATAAAGTTGTTGTAGATACTAAAGATGCGGGTAGTAATATGGAGCGTCTTAGTAAACGCACAAAGAAATCTACAGGGGGAATGGTAGGTGGATTTAACAATTTAAAGGTTGCCGCAGCAGCTGCACTTGGTCCTGCATTTATTAAAGGTTTAGCATCTGTTGCTGCTAAACTTGGTCCTGCCGGTCCTATTATTGGCGGGTTAGTTGCTGGCGCCGCAGCTGCATGGGGATTACATAAAGCAGCTACAGCATTAACTAGAGATTTTGCTGAATGGGAAGTTGAATTTGCAAATGTTTCAACATTAGTTGATACAAGTATTGTTGATATGGAAAAGTTGAAAGAGGCAATAACAGGATTACCACCTGAACTTGGAACAGCAAAAGAGTTAACAGAAGCATTATATCAAGCGATGTCTGGTGGTGTAGAAGCTGCAAAAGCAGTTGAATTTGTTGCAGAAGCAGCTAAAGCAGCTAAAGCAGGTTTAACAGACACATTTACTGCTGTTGATGCAGGTACAACAATATTAAATTCATTTGGTATAGAATCTGAAAATGTAATGGGTATATACGATCAAATGTTTGTAGCTGTAAAAGCAGGTAAAACAACATTTGAAGAATTATCCTCATCAATTGGTAAAGTCGCTCCTTTAGCATCTAAAGCAGGACTTTCAACTGAACAATTACTTGCTGCAGTATCTGCTCTAACAACAACTGGTCAAAAAACATCTGAAGTTATCACTTCAATGAAGGCAGCGCTTTCAAATATAATTAAACCATCAAAACAAGCTGAGGACCTTGCATCAGATTTGGGTGTTGAATTTAACGCCGCAGCATTGGAAAGTAAAGGTTTTACAAAGTTTATGGAAGACCTTCAAAAAGCAACTGGTGGAAATACTGAAACAATGGCCAAATTGTTTGGTTCTACCGAAGCATTAAATAGTATGCTATTCTTAACAGGAGAAGGTGCTGGGAAATTTTCAGAAATTCTTAAAGAGATGGGTGATTCAGCTGGTGAAACATTAACAGCATATGATAAACAAACACAAACACTTGCACATAGTCAAGACACACTTGAAAATGCATTAACTGAATTATCAAGAACATTTGGTGAGATTATTGCACCAGCACTGATAAGTGTTAATGAACTTTTAACTACAATGACTGTTAAATTAACCGAAATGACTAAATGGTTAAAGAAAATGGCCACATTTGGTGAAACAGAAGAAGAACAACAAGAAAGAATAAATAAATTAGGTGAAGATTTATTAGTTACTAGACAATTAGAATCAAAAGAACTAGAAAAAGTATTACGTCTTCTTGATTTAATGGAAGATAAAGAAAAAGAATTACGTGATGAAGCAACAGAAGGTTTTTCATGGAAAGATGCTTTAACAAATAGAGATGATATCAATGAAGCAGCTGCAGCAGCATCAGAACAAGTAGGAAAAGAATTAAATCAATATCTAAAAGAATATGGTATAGAGTATGAACTTGTTATAGATGAAAAAGGGAAACTTGAATTAGATAATCTTATTGATAAACTTGAAGATTTACAAGAAGCTGCAGATGAAGGAATAATAGTTCAATTCAAAGGTTCTGGTTCTGATGTTAAACCACTATCTGAAAAAGCAAAAGAAATGGGTGATGTATTAAAAGATTTTGAAAATGATGTTGATCATATGGATCCAACATTACAAATGGCGTTTGAAGATATTGCTGGTAATACATTATCTACAGCTATCAGTACATTAGAATCAGAGTTAAATTCAATGTTTGATTCTATCATAGAAGGCACATTTGATGTTCAGAATTCATTTGAAGATATGATTAAAGCTATCTTAAAGGCAATTATTAAAATGTTAGCATCGCAAGCTATCGCTCAATGGTTATCATTATTAGGAACATCGCTTGGTGGTGGTGGCGGCGGTGGTGGAGATACAGGAGGTGCTGGTGGTGGTGGCGGTGGTGGACCTATCATGACAGCTGCCAGCGGTGGACCTGTAGTAAAAGATAACCCATATATAATTGGTGAAAAAGGACCTGAATTATTTGTACCTAATAGATCAGGAAGTATAGTTCCTAATAATAAATTGGATGGTATGGGCGGTGGTACATTTAATAATGTAAACAACATAACAGTTGAAGGTTCAGGAAATAAAGAGCAAGATGAAAAACTTGCAAATGACATTTCAAGAGCACTTGATCAAAAAATACAAATGCAGATTCAACAACAAATGAGACCGGGCGGGATTTTAAATAGTCCAAATAAAGGAGTGAGGTAACAATATGGCATCATTACCAATAGAACCCACAAGAGCTAGTTCACGAAATGTTACTACTAGATTCTTACAAGCAGATTTAGGAGATGGGTATACTCAACGAGCGGGTGATGGTATTCAAACTGTTGTAGAATCTTGGAATGTAACATTTGATGCATTGGATACGACAACTGCTAATACATTAATAGCATTTTTTGAAGATCTTGATGGGTATCAAAAATTTGAATGGATACCTTTTAGACAGACAGTTGAAAAGAAATTTATATGTCCAGATTGGAGTGAAAGTTATCCAGGAAATAATTTAACAAGCGTTCAAGCAACATTTAGACAAGTCTTTGATAGGAGTGCATAATGACTTTTGAATCAGAAAAAATAGCAAGTGATGTACAGAATTTAGCTGTCGGAAATATA